ACATCAAACGAAGAAGTATATTTTATTGCAAATGCCATTATGCGTTTCCTGTGCGTTTTTTATAACGATTAAATGCTATGTATATATCCTCTCCTAAAATCTTTACATCTGGAATAACCGAACCACCACTACCACCAAGCAAATCTTTCAATTTCGATAGCGGAGCAATAACTTCAGGATTACTTCTCGCCCCAGCATACTCACCCATCAAGCCCAGCGTTGGCCCCGAAACAATACCACCGTTTGCAAATTTGGGTGTTTGTGAAAACAATGAGTTTGCAAGGCCTTTTAAAAGTCCACCGCCCGCAATCATTGCCAAAGCAGCAGCAGGACCAGCAACAGTTCCAAAGGCTTTTTTCAAACCTTCTATTAATGCAGTAGCAACTAATGCTTTCTTTCCAAGTTCTATCATATAGCTACCAATTGTAGAAAGTATTGATTTAAATGCATTACCCAATCCTTTTGCAAATCCTTCCCCACTTCCCAAAGACTCAAAAACACTTGCTAAAGCATTCGGTAAAACATTTTGGCCTAAATCAGTTGCCATTCTGCTTATCATTTCTTGTGTTTCATAAAACGCAAGCATAGCTTTATCAGCAATGTTTTTCTTTATCTGCTCATCAATTGTCATTCCAGCCTCCGACATATTAAGACCGACCATGATTTTAGGCATTTGATTTTTTAATCGTGTACCAGCATCAAGTATATCTTGAAAAAATGTAGGAATTGATTTTTTACCGTAGTTTTGACTAAACTCTTTTTCACCGATTGAGGTAAGTTCTTTTAGGTTTAGTTTTCCTAAAATATCTCTTTGCTTTTTTAATTCTTCTAAATCAATACCTTTTCCTGTGCCTCCTCCAACTGTTATAGATGGAGTTTTATTTTTACCTAAATCATTGATAGTATCACCCAATTTTTTTAAGTAATTAGTAGATTCAGGTATTTTTGCTTTTACATCTGTTCCGATTGCATCAATCCAACCTAATACCTTAGTTGCACTATTAGCTAAAAACTCAAAATTAAATTGATTTGCAATAACTCTTTGAAGCTCAAATAAAGCTTTAAATGGAATTAACAGTATTTCTACTAATCCATTCCATAATCTTGCTACAATAATTTTTAGATTTTTCCAAAATCCTTCCCAATTAGCTGTAAATAATGAATAAAAAATACCAACCAAGCTATTTAATATTCCTAATCCATATTTAAAAATAGCTGCTACACCATCCCAAATACCAGTACTTACAAGTACAGATTTTATTTGATCCCAATATTTTATGATATTAGCAACCGCAACCGCAACAATAGCTGCAATACCAAGTATTGGTGCTGATAAATATCCAAGTCCAATTAAAAACGCAGGTATTACCGAAGTAGTAAGATACCCTATAAGAGTTAAAATAGGGCCAATCGCAAGAGCAATTCCACCTATAACAAACGTAGCCGTTTGAATCTCTGGAGAAAGTTCTTTAAATGATTTTATGGCAGAATCAATATAGGCCGAGACACTATCAAGTATTGCAGTCAAACCAAACAACTTATCTGCTATATTCACCACCTCATAAGAGCCAAGCTTCACACTATCAATTATATTTTCCCATGCCGTCTTAAATCCTCCACTTACACGAGGTAGTTTTTCTAATTGCGTTACGATTTTCCCCAAAAATTCATCAGCAGTTATGCCCAATTTCTGTATCGCTTCCGTGCTGGAAGTCCCAAACGCCGACTGCATCAAATCCCGAATCATCGGCAAGCGTTCGGCCAACTGATTAACCTCCTCAGCTGATATAATACCTTTACCTTTCATTTGTGCAAAAGCATTGGCAATACCGGCTAAATCTTCTTTACCACGCCCAGAATATACCAAAGCATTGCCAAACTCTCTCACAGCTCTGTTAGATAAGTCGGCAGCATATTTTACACTTAAAAAATTGATTGTTGCTTTTCCTGCTTCCTCAATCCCAAGACCAGGTAGTTTAGCAGTTTGCTTTATTTCATTGAGCGAAACCCCATACACGTCTAATGCACGTTTAAGCTGATCAATGTCGCCATAGAATTTTGCAGCAGCTCCAGCGGCTACCGCAATCGGCAAAGTAAATGCAGAAGTAAGTGTTTGCCCAACGCCAGAAATCCTGTCGCCGAGCCTACCAAAACCTTGTGCAAAGTTTCGGGTTATGTTGTCAGTTTCTCGCATAGCACGAGCCAACTGTATATTGAGCGAGGCAGACAATCGACCAACAGACCCCGCCGCATTGTCCATCGAATTAACGAATGCCCTTTCATTTGCTGTCAGTCTTATATTTGCCATGTTATTCTTTTATTAATCCAGCCCTTATTGCTTTTTCTCGTCTTTGCTCCTCAGTCAATACAAGGGGTGGAGATTGTTTTTTAGGTGGTGGTGGGGTGTCAATCATCGGCAAAAATATAAAGTCTTGTTCCTTAATTTCTCCGTTATCTTCACTACCCATCATGTTTCCAATAATGGCGTAAAGCTTCCGAAATGGCAACCAAGACTTTTGCTCGTTATAATAGTAAGCCTCAACTATTCGCCTATAATTATCAGGTCGCATCTCCCAAAAACTATCAGCATTTATATCGAGGCCTACCTCACAGGCTTCTTCTAAGATTTGCTCGAAAGGGCTTTTTCTAATATTTCGCTTGGGTTCATGCCCATACTCTGTATTTTTTCCATCTGTCGGTGGAACTGTGACTGTTCGACCGACGAAATAAAACCCATCGTTTCCAATGCAAAATCATTTGCCTGCTCAAAGCGTTCATCATCACAATCATCAATCCATGTTCCAACTTCCGCAATTGTTAGCGTTTCTTTCAAACTTGCATTACCTATAACCAAAGCACAATAAAACAGCACCTTAATTTGCGTAATAGGATTATCAATGTTTAGCTTTTTATCTTTTGAAAGTTCCGTGATGGTATCAAGATATAACTCCTGTGTTCCCATCGAAAACTTTAAAGTACGCTCAACTCCACCGATATTGAGCGTACAAAAATTATGCTTTTTGCTAATCATTAAGCAGTCACTAAAGTGTTAGTAGTAAAAGTTTGAAACTCAAAACTTGCATCATACTTACTATTGTCTGATACACTTGCAGTCAATTTGAAAGAAGAAGCATAAGCCGTTCCTGTCAAAATTCTATCACCAACAGTTTTGGTTTTAAATGCAATAGTGAGCAAAGTATTACCCAAAATAGCATCGAGCCAATCAAAATAGCCTACGTTTGTAGCCTCCTCAGTAGTCGTGTAAACGTATGCAAGGCCTTTCAAAGTACCTTTAATAGTTTTCTTCCCTGGTCTTGCTGTCTTAATATCTCCGCTACCTGCACATAGCGTTGATAGCATATCTGATGAAATATCCAAAGAAATTTCGTCGGCACAAGCTACTGCTATTGTTCCAACAAAAATATCAATTTCACTACCTAACATTGTTGCTTTTGGCATTGCTTTATTTGTTTATTGTTATTTTAAAATCGTAACTTATATGAGCCAATCGGCTGTCTTTTTCTTTTTCACTTGCTCCCAGTCCTGCAAAATCAATGTTCACCACACTAATGCCTGAAAGCATACCATTAAATCTTTCTAAATCCGTTCTGATTAGATTTACTATCGTTCTTGCACTTCCATATCGCTCTGCAAAAACACTGTATTGAATCGTCACCTCGTCCTGAATACAATGAGCAGTATAAATCGGCTCTATTGTTATCACGGTATAAACAACATAAGGTTTTAATCCTGCCTGCGGAGCTTCATTTACATAAATCCTATCGGCTACCAAAGCAGTAAGCGTGGTATTCAACAATAATTTAGTTCTCAAAGCATCCTCAATCATAATCCGTTCAATCGTTTATCAACTTCCTTCTGTATTTCCTGCGTATAAATCCTTTCTTGTTGCTCTCTGGTCGCAGAATCTGCTCGCCTCATAAAAGGTCGTGCTGGCATATCTTGCGTACCATATTCTAAAAAATGAGCAATAAAACCCTTCAACGGTTTTCCATCTCCTCCTCTACCTTTCTTAAATCCTACAATTACCTGATACTCACCCATTTGTTTGTACTTCGTTTTTGCAACTCTCAATGTCTTTGCAAACTCACCAGTACGCTCAGGTACTGTTACGTCCATTCTTTGTTTTACTACGTTTGCCGCCTTTTTCAGTGCAGCAATATGTATTTCCTCATTGACCGATATTGACATATTTCTCAAAGCTAACTCTAAGCCTTCAAGACTTTCCTCCCCCTCAACACCAATATCAAATACAAATGCCATTATATTTTCTTTCTAATTTGTTTCTATTTTGTTTCTATTTTGCGTCTAAAAAACGTCTAAGAAATGTCTAAACAACGTCTAAGAAATGTCTAATAAAAGCATAAAGCATATAGCCTAAAGCTTCTTCTTCTTCCCACTACCATCCGAATGATAAGTCTCCTGCTGTTCTGGCTTTTCAACTTCCTCATTCATCAAATTATTCAATACTTTATTCACAAATAATCCACGAGTAATGCCTTCAATCGCCTCTTTTTCAGGCAAATTATAAACTACACCTTTACAATGCGTACCAGTATTTTTTATAGCTAAAACTTCCATTATCGTTGTTGTCTTTGTTTGCATACAAGTATTATATACTGATTCCGCCCTTCTGGTTTAATATTTTCAATATCATATTGTTGCCCGTCTGATTCAATCAAAATCATTAAAGTTGTAGGCATTAAAACAGAAGGTGGTTGGCGAATCCTAAAATTTGTATAATCGCTTGATGTTCTCGCCATTGCCTCTACATCTTCAGATTCTTTTTTTGGTGTAACCTTTCTGGCTGCCCATGTTTTTAAAAATAGCGAATAGCTTGTTGCTATTTTTTCGCCGCTAATAATTTCATAATTAGGGCTTTTTATTTCGATTGGCAAATCAAGTTGCCCAGCATCATATTTCATTAGGCAATAGCAATATTAGAGATTCGCAAATGGTCTAATTTCCATTCAATATACGTTTGATGACGTTTATCGCTTACACTTCTTACTTCGTACATCATTCCAACTAAGTCTAAACACACCTGCAATACAATATTTTTTATGTCAGAATCAACGACGCTATCGTATTCAATAACTATCGAATCTTTACTTTCTAATTGTGGCAATTCGCCCGAAAACACTAAACAAGGTTCGATTCCACCTTCTTCAATATAGTATTCAGTCTCAGCTAAAACAGTCAAAGATGTTTCTCCAAGTTTTTTTATTTTTACAATTACGTTTGTTGCTCTCGGATTTGGCAACCAAATATTTTCGTAACTATTTAAAAAAACTTTGTAACTGCCGTTATTTAATCTTCGCCCACAATATTTTTCGCACAACGAAAACGCCGCTTTTCGGTAGGTATCAAATAAAGTAATTTCTGCAACATTGCTATATGCCCTACAATGAGCTATACATAGCTCAGTTGTAAGTTCTGAATAAATAGCAGGGGCAGAAGTTACTTCAATTCTCATTTTTTGACAGCAGTTTCAGTTTTTACTTTTTTGTTGGCAGTTTCTTTTTCATCAGCAACTTTTATAGCTAATCCATGCTTTACCCAGTCATTGCCAAAGGATTCTGAAACATTAAGTTCTTCGCCGATTTGGGGGGCATATCCACCCCCCGAAAACGACTGTAAGATTATAACTTTCATCAAGATGCAGCATGCTTTAAGCCAGCCAATGCTTTACCTTGTTGTACTTTGCTATCCCACGACTGGAACGCTACAAAGCCAATTTGGTTTTTAGCACCGTATTTCTCTTCAAAACGCTTCAATGAAACCGTTCCAACAGGACGACTCAAATATCCAGCGTTTAAATCTCCAAATACTACCGATAAAGCATTTGCTCCGATATTGGCCATGTAGTTGTTAATTACATAAGGCTTGTCAAAAATCAAAGCAGGTGCAGCAGTACGAGCGTCTGGTCCTTGCCAGATATAACGGCCTTGACTATCTTTCAAGACACGAAGGTCTTTAAGAGTAGTTTTGTTCAACATGAAACGGCCATTTGTCTGATATGCAGAATCCAATACGTCCATCAAATCCAATAATTTATCGAAAGTAATTGCCGTAACAGCACCAGCTACACGCTGTCCAGCAGTAGCATTCAAATATGTAATAATACCCTGTGGCTGTGATGAACCTGTGCCAACAGTAGCATCCTTCATTTTCTTACGGCCAAAACGAGCAGCAATAGATTTTTGGATCATGGCTACAACATCCACACGACTATCACGGATAAGCTTGTTTGAGATTCTGAAAATACCAGATGTATAATCATAAGAACTAATTTCAAACTCTCCGAAAGTCAAATCTACTTCATCAGCGTCAGTATCTTCGCCTAATAAAGAAGCTTCACTTGTTGTATCATCAAGCGTAGGCATAAAAACCTTTTCACCTGTTGAAGTTTGCATAGTTTCAACATACTGCAACAACTCACCGTATGTTTTTTCTAACTCAATAACCTTTGTTGAAAACGTTTCTGGAACCAAATAGCCTCCTTTATCGTCGCTCGTTGTAAGGTTAGCACGAAGTTCGGGCTTCATGTTATCAACTTTCACACCACGAACATAAGCATCAAAAGCTTTTTCGTGCAATGATGAAGTTTGCTGATTATCGTCTTTACCACGTTTTTCTTCAAACTCTTGTTGCTCTGTGCTTTTCTTAGCTCGCTCTTCACGCTCGGCCAATGGCAAATCAATATTTTCAATTGACGACATTCGGGCTTCACGTTTTTCAAACGCTTCTTTTACATCAGCAGGAATAGCATCCTTCCCTTCGTAAGGGGTCAAAGCACTTCTCTGCTCAGTTACAAGTTTGTTCAACTCCTCACGAAGTTCTACTGCATTCTTAGCCATCTTTCTCTGTTTTTAAGTTTTAATTCTAAAATATTTCTTAATTCTTTTTCTGCTACAGTATCGAGCAAAGCAAAGTTTTGTTTTTGAAAATCGCTCAAACTACGCAACGCAACATCTGTCTGGCGATAAGCAGGCCGAGCAACCAGCGACACATCCCACAATTTCCCAATACGTTTAATTGTGCGGTACATCATTTTCTTTTCTTCGTTATAAACCCAGTCGCTTTCTGTGTCCGAAAACTTAAATGACATTCCACGTAAATCACCACGTTTTACCCACTCACGGCAATTGTTGTGTACAGTAGTTGTGCCGTCTTGAATCTCAGTATAAATACCTATTTCATCATTTCTAAGCGTAAGCGTACCACCTTCTGAGGAGCCTAAAATATAATTTTCATTATGATTAAAAACGGCAATACATTCCTCCGAATCAACTGAGTCTAAAGCTGATCTATCAATGATTTCTACAAAATCGCCTAAATCTTCTGACATTTGATTGAAAACTATCGAGTGACCTTTAAAAAATCCTCGCTGTTCTGTTTCCTGCTCAATTGCTCTTTGCTCCCATTTGACCGTCGCTTTATAGCTGCGTTCCTCCGTTGCTGCCATTATCTTTTGAGTTTATCGGCATAATGCCATTTTCTGTAATTTCTGCATACTGCGATTGTACAAAATGACGGTCAAGACCTTTTTTAAGAGGCTTTTTAGACAATTGTCTAATATCGTTACTCGACCACGCACCAGTATGAAAGTTTGTTTTTATTAATTCTGACATTGATTTTACATCACTCAAAATCAAGTCTTTAGTATCAAATTCGTGATAATATTGCCCTTTCTGCCATTTCTGATTCAATCGCATATCCATTGATGCTTGAATTTTTTTCAACTTTGGCAAAATCGTGTAAGTAAAAAACTCCTTACTTTGCTGTTCAATATTGTTGTTTGTAGCTTTATCTAAAATGCCAATCATGTGCATCGGCACGCCTAAAAATCTTGCAACCTCCTCAGCTTGAAATTTTCGAGTTTCGATAAACTGAGCCGTGCTGGGGTTTGCACTAATCGGGTTGTATTTTGCTCCACGCTCCAAAATCAAAGTGCCATGGGCTTTTTTACTACCCTTGTATTCTTTCATTTGATCTTTGAGTTTTACCATTTGCTCTTTCCCCATATCACCAGGATGCTCAATAATCCCTTGAAGATTCAAGCCATTTTTATACAAATATTGTCCAAACTCTTGACTACTAATACCTAATCCCACGGCGTTACAAGCATAACTTAATGGGCTAACTCCTTTTAGTCCATGGCTCAAATGCAAAATATTATTAGGACTTTGAAGTTTACCCCAAACAACGTATTGCAATCGCTTACCTTCTGGCATATTTTCATAATAAGTATCACACTCACCTTCGTTTAATGGCGTGATACTCACAGGCCTATTCAGTCCGTCTCGTTCAATCCAAGCATAAGCACCTCTGTCGTAAATGTGCCATGCTTTTATCATGTCCACCCAGAAGTCATACCAAGTCATTAGCTCATTTGGCTCACTCAATAGCAACTTATACATTGCGTGTTCTGGAGCATCTTTGTAGCTTTCTTCTTTGTCATACTTATAGACATAAGCAGGCATGGAAGCAATCGTGTGAGAAATCAAATTTATGCTGGCTGCAACTGGAGAAAAGTACATAGCATCTTCACCAATTACCGAAAGACCATCAGGGCTATACGGCCTACCATGAGACATATAAGCAAATTCATCCCACGACGTAAAATTGCCCGAACTCACCCCACCGCTACGCTTTTCACCACGCAACGCCAAGTAAGCTTCCGAAATTCTTGTCAATAAATTTGCCACACTTTAAGTACTTTTTGATATAAATATTAGGATATTCATTCAATAAGCCGTATTTTAGTGTCATAGTTATACGTAGATATTCGTTATTATTCGTAAATAGGCATCGCTAAAAATGATAAAAACACATACAATTGTGAAGGCAAAAGATTTAGAGAAAGAATTGACTGTTTCGGAAGGGAAATCTAAGATTATGATAAGCACAGCACGAAAATTTTACAACATTCGACCACGAATGGCTATTACATTTGGACAGGTTTTAAAAGCAAATAATTTGGAATTGTAATAAACTGAAAATTATAATAATGGATAATCTTGATGTAATGGGAAAAGTACATGATGGATCTATTTTAATAGAAGCATCAAAAGGAATGCAAATAAAAAAAAACTTCAAAAATGGATTTTGAATTTTCTTGCATTTTAAAAGGAAGTAGTATTGAATTTTTTCAAGAAGTAAAGGAAAAATATAAATCCTTCAATTCTATGAATTTAAAATCTATAGTAAGGATTTTAAAAAAAGAGTTGAAAAAGCAAAATATAAAAATTGATTTTGAGGATGAGATTTTTGATAAAGAACGCTCAGAAATTGGGCTGTATAACGGTTGGGTTTGTGTTATTACTAAGTTTAAAGGTGAACATAAAATATCAAGTCCTGTTAAACTTACTTCAACCACAAAAAAAATACTTTATGATTCCGAATTGATAATTAAACAAGTAACGGAGAGTTTTAAAAATGCTGCCGAACTAAGTGATGAAAAATTAAATGATTTAACAACTAAAAATTATCCTCTTTTGTATGATGAAGTTATTTTAGTAGAAGTTTAATCCTCATCAAAATCAATATATTTAAAACCATCTGTATCAGATAGTTTAGTTTGCTCATAATAAGCAATTAAATAAACACCCAATGCCATAACCATGGCTACGACACCATCAATTTTACCTTTGCTGTCTGATTTGCTGGCTTTTATATTTCCTGCTGGGTCAGTATTGATTGCCACATTTTGAAGCATCCATTTAGTTACTAAATCACCATCGTGGCGGAAACCTCGACTTAAAACCTGTTTTTCAAACTCTTTAGTCGGAGCCGACATACTACTAAAGCCTTGACCAAACTTGTGCATTTTTTGCACATATTTGTCCATAAAATACACATCGCCCAGCAAATCATTCAATTCTTGCACAATATGCGTAGAGTTCCAACGGTCATAAGCAATAAACTGTAAATTATACTTTTCGTTAATTTCCAATACTTTGTTTTTTAAAGCATTATAATCAACCACATTACCAGGCGTTACAATCAAATCGCCTTTTTCAATAAACTTTTGATAATCTACGCCATTTCTTAAAGCCATGTTTACCGCTTCTTCGGGTACAAAGTAGTAGTTCTTAAACCTTGCATGAGGCAATAAGTCAGGGAAATAAACACTCAATGCCGTAATATCGCTTACACTTGCCAAGTCAAGTCCAGCGTAACAAATAGAATTCAAAGGAATTTCAGCAGGTTCTTCAAGTAGATTCCATACTTCGTTATCTATCCAAGTATCCAACTGGTTCACCCAGATATTTAAGTGCTTCGTCAAAAACTCAATTTTCTTACGACCACTTTCTTTTGACTTTTCAAAAGTTTCTCGCAAACGTGCTGCCTCTACACTTATGCCATAGTTCGGGTTTGCCTTAGCCCAGACACGCTCATCCCTCCAATCATCACCTTCATCAGTACCATAAATTACGGCAAATACTGAATCGGCATTCAGTTTACCCATAATCGTAGGAATACAAATATCTTTACGGTATTGATGGCATGGGCTATTCAAATCACGCCCAGCAGTAGTAATAATAAACAAAAGTGGTTGCAAGCGAGAAACCGAACCTGACTGTAAAGATTCTTTCAAATCGTCGGAGCGATGAACGTGGTACTCGTCCAAAATAATGCAGTGCGAGTTTTTTCCCTCAGTGGTGTTATCGTCCGAAGAAACCGCTTTATAAATACTATTTGTAGCAGGGAAAACAATTTGATGTGCAAAAACCCTAAGATGTTTTTTTAAAGCTGCTGAATAAGAAATGATTTTTTTTGCATCATTAAAACTAATCGAGGCTTGTTCTTTGGCATAAGCAGCCGAATAAATCTCAGCTCCAGATTCTTTATCCATCATAAGCATATACAAAGCAACACCAGCGGCCAAAAAGGTTTTACCATTTTTTTTTGGTATCTCTACATAAGCCTCAGTATATCTACGAAGATGATTCTCTGAATTTTTCCACCCAAAAATGTTACCAATAATAAACGACTCCCAACCCTCAAGCACAAACTGTTTACCAGCATATTTGCCTTTATAGTGTTTTAAAAAGTCAAAAAAGTTGCATGCTTTTTCGGCGGCCTTTTCATCAAAATAAATATCCTTGCGTTGTAAATCCCTACGAAACCTATCAATAGAAGCTTTTACAAGTTTACCCACAACAATTTTTCCAGACTCTACCTTTACAATATAATCAACTGCACTTTTCCATGTATTTAGAAATTTAGCCATTTAATAATTCCGCAAATGGATCTTTACCTTCGTTTATATCAGTCTTAATTTTACTACTACTTTCGGGAGTCATTCCAAACTTACCAAGTAAATTAATCAACTTGTTTTCTTCTCTATCCAAAACCCTATATAAAGGATTCTCTTTTTTTACAACAGCCCCAACATCAGATATATGTTCAATAATAAATTCATCTTTCAATTCAGCATTCAAATTAAATGCTCTATTTGTAATACGACAAAGCAGACCAAAAGCAACTTCATCAGTTTCTTTTAACCTTTGATTTCTACTTAAAACTGGATGCCATTTCTTCCAAAGGGTTTTTTCCTTTTTTGTCAAGAACGAACTTGGTTTATCTACCAAATCATTTTCAACATTTACCACTGCCCCATGTCTATCCTCCCGAAATGTGCCATCGAGTTTATGGGTATCAATTGTTTTAATTTTTCCTTTTGCCATTGGGGATTTTTTTTGAAAAGTTGCCAACGTACACGAAAAGC